ACTAGAACTTAAGGCGGCGGCGACTGACGATCCGGGTAGGCGGAAAAAGTACNTNGANAACGCAAGAATGCTTGGTGAGACACTAAAGGCGATGGCCGCAAACCATAAGGACCAGGCGTTTGACTAATGGCCGATCAAGACCAACCGCGAACGCCGCTTGAGGAACGGCTATTCACCCTCGTAAGCCGCACGCTACTGGCGATAACGATGTTCTTGCTGACTACCTTGTGGGCAAAGGTAGAAAGTATCGACAATGAGAATAGGACTAGGGATCAATCGCTAGCCGCATTTATGTTGGAAATCGAGCATCGAATGACAGTTCTCGAAACAACCGTTAAGGAGCAAGAGGAATGAGACTTCTGCTATGCCGTTGTGCGTCTGTCGTCCCCCTGCTCGCCGGGTGCGCTACCTTGACTCGCCTAGGAGGTGCGTCTGCGGGAGCCTTGGGAGGCGCGGCCCTGGCCGGTCCTGCTGGCGCAGCGGCTGGCGCTGCTGGCGGCTTCCTCTTGGCCGAGACTACCGTTGATAGTGTGCCCGCTGCACAGCCCGAAACGGTCTGGGGCCTTCTGGGTAAGCTGTTAGACCAAGCGATTTGGTTGGCGTTTGTGGCCGCACTCCTCTGGCTTTTGGCGTGGGCCGCGCCCTCGCCCAAAGAACTGTTTGGACGCGCCCTCAACCGCTGGCGGGGAACTTCGTGAATGAGCAGGAGTGGGCCTATCTTGCCGGTTTTGTAGATGCGGACGGCGCTATCACAGTTACCCGTGGGTTTTCTTCTCGGTCCCCCACTCGCCCGACCTATACCGTTCGGCTTGGCGTTTCTAATTGCGATAAGGATATCATTGATTGGCTAGTTGCAGAACTTGGTGGTGGTGTTTCTCTATCTAATCGCAACGCCCCCAGGCACCATAGATCGCTTTGGCGCTGGTCGGTATCGGGGACCAGCGCCGGTCCAATACTATTTAGCCTACTCCCCTATTTGCATATAAAGCAAAAACGCGCCGAGCTTGCGCTACAATTTATAGGCACAATTGGGTCGCCGGGCGGGCCTGGTCTAACAAAAGAAGTGGTTAGACAGCGCGACCATATCTTTAAACATCTTGCGAGAATGAACCAACGAGGGAGGGCCAGATGATTGTACTTGGCGTAGACCCCGGATACCGGAACCTGGGGCTTAGCATTGTTAAGTTTCAGGAGCACAGCACTCGGCTTGAAGTGCTGTTCTCTGAGAATATGTCTGTGGGAAAAGCGACGGCCCCGCTCATGTTCACTAAGTTCCTTTGGCCCGAGCTTACGCGGCTCCACGAAGAGTACGGAATCGAGGCGATAGCAAGTGAGACACCGCCCTTTATCATGGGTCAGATTAAAACGACGGCATTTCTCTGGGCCGTCTCCTCAATCATTGTTTCCTGGGCATACGCGCACGATATACCGTTTAGACACGCCTCCCCGATTTCACTTAAACGAGCCGTCAGCCGCGTTCTCCAGATTCCTTGGTCTCGTAAATACATGCCTAAGAAGTCTGATGTAAAAGCTGCGGTCAAGCGCCTGTCTAGAGACGGCGTTGTGGGCAAAACCTCCCACGAAAACGATGCCACACTTGCTGCGGCGCTAATGTTTAGCGACCTTATCCCCGATGCAAACAAAGAATAGTCCGGAGTTCTTCTTCGTGCTGGGCCTGCCTCGGTCTCGTACTGCCTGGCTAGCTAACTGGCTAACGACTGACACTAGCCTTTGCATGCACGATGCCTGGCGATTCGCTAGAACGGCAGCGGATCTTAGAGCGTATCTTCTCGCCCTGGACCCCGACAAGCAGCTGGACTATATCGGAACTTCCGATAGCTCAAGCGGCTGGCGGTACGCGGAGTTGAAGGCCGAGTTTCCGGAGGCCCGCTTTGCTCTGATAGAACGCCCGGTGACGGATGTAACTATATCCGCCCTTGATCTCGGTTGCGTCCCAGAGCCGCGAGAGCTAATCGCTCTTTTAGATGGTTTATACGCAACCCACCAGGACATTAAGGATACCGAGCAGCAGGTTCTTGCAACGAGCTATGATAGCTTAGACGAAGAAGAGGTTATCCGGAGCTTGCAGCGCCACCTACTCCCGAACCGTCAGTTCAGCCGGGCTCGCTTCGATTTGCTGACGCAGCTAAAAGTAACTATCCATGCAGCTAAATACAAAACTCAACTCAATGAGTGCGTTACGGCTTAATAACCGGAGCAGCCGTATGTCTTATAGGGGAGTATCTATCTCCTCCTTTGAGGTACGGTCCATGCCTATTGAGTCTTTGTGGGCCCCCGTTTGCACTGTCCCGATCTTTACCGAAGAGGTTAAAGGGTCCATAGCGGATGCGGGACTGATGAACCCCCTTATTGTAGTCCGACTGCCCCGGGAAGATGCCTTGCGATACTTTTCGCACCGCCGAGGGGAGCGGTGGATTGTACCCCCACAGTGGGATGAAGCGCCTGATAAGCCTATCTTGAATACAATATGGGGTGGCAGCAACAGACTAGCCGCAATTAAAGAGTTGGGCTATACTCATGTAGATTGTGTTCTGATCCCTAGTTTTCAGGCAGCTACAGCGGTGCAAGAGCAGCAACGAGCTTCGTATAAACAGATGAAGGGAGGGGAGGATGGAACTGCCGGTCAGTCCCAAAAGTGAGGGAGCGGAGTTGAGCCGCCTTCCTACTGTAGAGGAGATGGCCAAAGAGCGCTTTGGCGATATTGAAGGTCTGGCGATTGTCCAGAAGACCACCTTGGACCTCTCCAAGCACTATGCAAAAAGGTTCGGCCTCGATTCTGCTGATCCCGAAGTTACACTTATCTCGTCGGCGCTGGCCTTTGCCCGGCACAAAGAGTTTGTTTTGCTAGTAGAGCTAGAGCGGGATTTATTCGCCAGAGTCGCCACCTCCCCAACGAGCGCGAGTTACGGCGAGACGCTATTTAGCGTAACTAGAACGGGAGCTTACAAAGAGATTCACCGCGAACTTGATAGACTACATGTGCGAGCCGGAAAATACCTAAAGGAACTGAGAGAACTAGCCGATGAAGCCGCCGACCACCCCGCCTAGCCCGACCCCGACTCAAAACGCCACAGGTTTCCCGCCTTTAATCAAAGACGAGGATAAACCTACATGCCTGAACTGCGGCATGCCGCAAAATAAAAAGGCGGCTTGTGGGGTTAAACAGCCTTGCGCAAACTGCGGCCACCCCTATCCGGGTGGCGATTGCTCGGATGCCTGATAGAGCTTCTCCAGGTTCCTGAGCGTATCCTCGTCAACCTCGACGGTGTTCCAGCGGAACAGGCAAAGGCGGCAAGCCCGGCGTCTCCGAACGCTCAGACGGGCCTGGTCTGCGTTAGTATCTACGACGAATACCCTCCTGCTTCCACAGCTAGGGCAAGTCATCCCTACGCTAGATTGCTTATGCACGGTGGCTTGAATCCTCCCGGGCAGAAAACTCTTTGTGGTGCTTGGGGCAGAAGGATATAGGATGCTTTGGGTTGGCCGGAGTTGCGCCCGCTAGGTATGTAATCTCTGGCTCCTGCCTGCACCGGGCGACGGCGCAGCGGTCGGTATCGTTGTGGTTAACAATCTTCATGGCATTAGCTCTAGGTACTGTCGAGACAGGTCCTCGCCCACCAACAGGCGAAGTATCACCCTGGTCTGTAGGTTATCTATTGTGCTATGGCTAGCGTAGTGGGAGGCTCGGTGGCCCTTCCCCATACCGGGCGTTCCAGGTAGCCCCTTTATGCCGACAACCATAGGGGTCGCATCCTGCCGTATTTTCACGGGAACACCGGCCTCGTTTAAACTATCCCAAAAGCGGTGGTCGATCAGGTGGTTCCTGTAGCACTCTTCAATCAGTCGTGGAATCTGCTCCGTGCGGAATGCGGTACAGCAAAGAGACGCTGTATTCTTGCGGGCGGGTCCTCTACGGTACCCGCCTGTGCGTAGGTGATAGTAGTGGGTATGGCCATCCCCGGCTGCCTGATGCCTTTCAAGCGCTCCTGCACACCACTCTACCCAGCGCCTTGTGTAGTAATCATCGTCCTCAAAGATAACAACGGCCTCGCCTGTAACCTTGGGCAGCCCTACTATGAGGTTTTCGGCCAAGGTGCCGCCACGCTGGATGATGTGTTCATGGATTGGGTAGGTCTGCTTGGCCACGAAACGCCTGCATAGGCGTAGCGCCTCGGGCCGTTGAGCAGCCGGTGTAAACACCGATACCTTCACTCTACCATGTCGTGCATGATGAGCAGATTCTCAGCAAACCCCTGAATATCTTGCAGGGTATCTTTGCTAGGACCGGCCTCACCCATGCAGCGTGAGATTTTCTGGAGCAGGTTGAAGAAGCAAACATCGTCGGCGGTGAGCGGTTTAAACTCATAGCCGCGATTGCGCATGTACGCAGACCAGAAGCGGGCTGTTCTAGCATGGTTCTCGGCGGGAGGCCCGTAGGCAGCCCCCCGCTCTGTAATCATTTCTTGCACGCTAGCCACTAGCCTGTAACCTCAGAAAAGGCTGTTGCCCTTTGATGCAGGATAGCCATAGCTGCCAGCCCAATCTTCACCAAGTCTAGGTCAGGCAACTTCTCCATCTCGTTGATGAGATAGAGTTTTGCTTCCTCCTCACTCGAAGTCTTCTCGGGTTGGGTTGTCTTTGCAGACTTCTTTGAAGGGGCAGTATCCTGGTCGTCCCCCTCGCCCGCATTGGAAATAGGCGTCTTTACCATGTCGTACTAGAAACTCCTCTCCTGGGTCAGAGGCTTCAACCGCCATTTCAATAGCGATCTTCACCCGGTCTAGCTCTGCTTTCAGGGCTGCTGGCTCGATGAATCGTGGGGACAACGGCTGGGTTAGCGAGTCGCGGTTGATGCCTGCGATGATTGCTCCGGTATCTATCACGCCAAGCGCGTCAGCGTATACGGCTAGTTGAGCCAGGTACCCGAAGGCGTCTGGGTCTTCGCCCCATACAGTTTTGCCATGCTTCTTGTAGGAGAAACCTCCCATTGTCTTGAAGTCAATGAGCATGGTATGAGGTTGGTCAGAGTCCAGGTACGGCAGCCTCAACCCAGCCTCCATGTGCGTATCGTGCTTGATAAGCATGTCTACATGGCCCCTCTGGTTGAACTTCCCGGTGTCGCTAGGCCACCACTTAGGCAAGTTTACCGGGACCTCAGTTTCAACCAGGAACCCAGGAGGTATTGCAGATTCCACGGCAGCGTAGGACAACTCATGGAGCAAGTGTCCCACCGCAAAGGTGCTTCCAATATGGTCGGGCATCTTCCCCGAATCCTCCCCTTGGACGCTGTAGTAAGTCTGCCGGGCGCAGGCTAGCCCAAACGAGGGCCGGATTGTCTTCGCCTCGTTTCGGCGTGTAAACACCTCAAGAATCGAGTTAGCAGCGGAGTCAATGTGGTTCGCCGCTTTCTCGGGGTCAATGTTGGATACGGCCATGCCGTGCATCCAAATATCTTTCAGGAACCGCGACCAGTCAGGGTAGGCCTTCTCCGGGGGCGGCAGGAAACCGTTAACGCTCATTTAAACCTCGTCAGGTAGGGATTCTCGGATTTCGTGGGGCTCATGCTCCACGGTAATTGCCTTGTCTGCGCCTCCAATGAAGATCATGGAGCCACCAAGGCGGAAGTTGGGGACGATAGACAGGATATTGTTTACCCGGATAAACCGGGCACCGCTGCTATCGCGAAGGTATAGGAAAAAGCAACCGCCCGCCTGAACAATCTCCGGGTCGTATACCACATCCATTTCACGGCTCATCAAAAACTCCGATAAGGGGGAGCCCAGGTTGCGGTCCCTGGACTCCCTTTACTTGCTCAGTTTGCCGGAGTAAACCGGAATTCGGCCCACTCCCCAAAGTCGCCTTCCTCATGGAAGACATTGATGTTGACCGTCTCGCCGATCAGGTCCCGGGGCGTCTTGCCCTTGGCTGCATCGGTATCGGGCCAAACTGCCTTGAGCAACTTGGCGTATGTTGCTCTGGCATTCAAAGGTCGCTTGTAGTTGACCCAGGTAGACAGGTCCACATCGCTGCTTGAGCAGTCGAAGGAAACCAGAAGCCGTGCCTCAACACCCTTCTCTCTGGACTTTTCGTGCGGTTCAAACGCACGGACATCCGTAACGGTGCTTTCGGGGTAGGCCCCTTCCGGGGTCATGGGACGCTTGCCCTCGTACTCCGCTTCGGTGAGGGAGTCATTAAGGATGGCGTCGGGATCAAACTCTTCACTCATTGGAATCCTCTAGAGGCTTAGGGCCTCGGTCTAGGTTTTTGAGTAGCGCTAAGAGGTCGAGACCGTGATCGGCAGCCATAGGCTTAGCCCGCAGCAGCTTTTCTACGGTCCCAGCCAGGGCCTCTTTATCCCTGGGTGGACGGTCGCCCATCTCGGACAGCGCATCTCTTACGCGCTGGTCGATCAGATTGGCGATTGATTGTTCGGATTGGTCAGACATCGCCCCAAGTTTCTCCGCTTTCGTAGGAGGCCGGGAATGTGATATTGGCGAAGGTGGAAGCATAGGCATTATCGGCAGCTGCTTCCATGATTTCTTTAAGTTCTTCGCCCTGGCCTGTCCCGCCTACCAAGATTTCGTCGTGGACTGAAAGGATGGGGTTTAGACCCGCATCTTCTACGGCAACCAGCGCGGCCCGCATGAGTTCGGCTGCCGAGCCTTGAACTATGACGCTGATTGCTGGCCTAGTTTTATCGAAGCCCCCAAATATTCGAGTGCGGCCAGCTACAGTTCGAGCTAGCCGGTAAGTCTCCGCTTCCTGCCAAACCTTCTCCATCCAAGAATGGAGGGCTGGAAGGTTGCGGCGGTAGTCTGATAGAAACTTGCTGGCCTCTGCCTTGTCAGTCTTGAGTTCTAAGGCTAGTCGCTTTGCGCCCATCCCATTCAAGATGCCGAAGTTTACTGCCTTCGCTTTAAACCTCTCATGCGGCGTAATGCTCTCGGGCTGCTTACCGAACATCTTAGCTGCTACCTCTGTATGCGGGCAGCCGCCAGCAGCAAACGCTTCGAGTAGGACAGGCTCCTCGGCAAAGGAAGCGGCTACCCGGAGTTCTACCTGCGAGAAGTCACAAGCAGTGACCCCATCCCGGTCTCTCGAAGTTAGACAACTCCGGATAGCCTTACCTATCGGGCCCCTCTTTGGAATCTGCTGGAGATTCGGGGAGTGACAAGCGAACCGCCCTGTGGCAGTTCGTGTAGTTCTAGTCTGAGGGTAGAGGATTCCAAACTGCGCTAGCTTAGGTAGCGGCTCAATGAAGCCGGTTCGCAACTTAATCAGCCGTCGCCAATCAATCAGCTTCTGGGCTAGAGGGTCCCCCACATCGGCCATCTTTTGCAGCACGATTTTGCTAGTGCTAGGTTTACCTCCTGCGGTATACGGCAGCCGCCGTCCCGCTCCGATAAGCCATTCGCTAACTTGAATCGGGGAGTTCAGGTTGCCTATCATACCTTCGGCACGCAGCGGCTCCTCGCTGGCCGCAATCATCTCATCTAGCTGAACGCTAACTGCGTCTAGCCTGTCGGGTAATAGGCGCATCCCTCTGCGCTCCATCTGATAGACGGCCTGCTCTACTTTGTAGTCTTCCTGAGCCTGCTCTACCTGCAAGGTCTTGGCCATTTTGGCGGTCGTCAGGCAATCGTCCGCCAAGTAGGCAATCAAGTCGGCCTCTGGTAGTTCGTGAATCTTGCCTTGTTTAAGCGCCTCGGGCGTAGGTATCTTAGACCAACCCTTGACCTTCGCTATGTGATCCATGCTATGCCGCCCGGTAGTGTGACAATAGTAGGCCGCTACCATCGTGTCTACCCACGGCTTCTTAGGCTGCAAGTCCAAGGCGTGAAGATCGAAGCGAAGATTGTGCCCAACCAGGCGTAGGCTTTCTATGATTGGGCGAAGGTCCCACTCTTCAAACTCGTCGCGAGTGAGGATAAATACATGCCGACTGCCTAGCGGCATCAACCCAATCCAGTAGGCTTGGCAAGGGGAGTCTTCCCCGATAACTTCCAAGCCGTCTGTTTCAGTATCTAATACCCATTGCGTTGTCCAACTGTCGCTGTCTTTCGCGAGAACCTGCCTAAGCTGGGACTCGCTGGGACGGTGGGGTATTACGCTAGCCATGAAAACTAACCCTCCTTCCAGGGGTTTAACGAGCTACTATAGCCCAATGGCTACTGAGCTAAGCGGTAAAGGTTTCCCGCCTAACCTGGGAATGATTCCTTGCTGTTTCATGTAGTTTAAACTGTCGAGGTTAGCCGCAGAAGTTTCTTTGTGGAATGCCTGCACTCTAAGCAAAGGCTGCTTATTCTCTAGCAAGAATATAGCAACCTCCACATCTGATTTGCCTGGCTTCGCCGCCTTGACAGCCCCCTCTAAGTCTTCAATAGGCAAGGCTAGCGGCTTCCAGCAAAGCCCTCGGTGCCAACGCTCTAACAAGGCGGCTCGGGCTTCCTTGCTTAGCTCGAAAGTTCCAACTAACGATAGGAAAACTGCGGGGCTCATGCCTAGCAAGTAACCCTTGCGCCTCCAAATATACCCGGCAAAGAAAGCCTGTCCCGCCTTGGGTCGTCTGGGTCGGGCAGTCACCGGGACGGCATCCCAGGATACGGGATCTGATAGCGGAGAAACCCTGAGCCGAGAGGCCTTCAAACCTAGCTGGTGGGCTAGCAGAGTGCGGTAAAAGTCCACTATAGAGGCAGTCTAGCCTTGATTGGTCGCGGAAGAAATACGCGCCGCCTTGCTCTGGTAAGCATCACATAGAGCAGCCGGATCGTTTCAGGATCGCGCCGCTCAAACCTGGCGATAGCTACTCGGGACCAAGGCAAGATGTAAACATCGTCTGCCTCTGCGCCCTTGGCCGCATGCCCGGTAGATAAGACCAACTCTTTATTTGCTGCCGCGACATTCGGGACAACTCCCGTGCGTGCTAGGCCCCAGGCTCTAAACGCCTTGGCCACGCCACGCCTAGAGTAGCCTAAAACTAAGCCACGCAGAGGCTTTGTTCGGCTATCCCAAGCAAGTAGCTCGGTAGGATGCTGGGCGCGGAAGGTTCGGGCCGGGCGGTCGTAGTAACTATGGAGAACTCTCGCGGCTACAGAAGCAGTAGGGTCTCCAACACGATAACCCGTCTCCATCACCACCTTTTCATTTGCTAAGGACCAAAGAGGAGGTAGCGCCCCTCCAAGGATACCCTTTGCGTTGGCAAAGATGGTCTGGCCCGGGTCGCCGTAGGCAGTCACAAGACCGCCAGCCTTGACCAAGGCGACGGCGGCTCTAAGCTCCACCCAAGACATGTCTTGCGCCTCGTCTATTGCAATCTGGTCTAGCTTCTCGGCTTCAGGTATCGGTGCCCCAGCTTCTAGCCAGCGAGCTAGGGGCAGCAGAAACTTGAGGGCCCCGCTAGGCTGCTCATGCTCTAGTTTAAACGGCGGCTGACCGGCGGCCCAAGAATGCAGTTGCTTGGCAATTCCGTCTTGCCGGGTAGGCGGCTTGTTGCTTGGCGCATCCTCGGTGTACTGAATCAGCGCCGGATCGAACAGGTGATGTATGCGCCGAGTGCTGTATGCTTGATTCCCGGCAGCGGTTTGTACCCGGCTACCCTGCACAAAGGGTTTGACATAGGGCCAGGTTAGAGAGTACACGGTTCCTGCTATGAGATCGGGGGCTCGTTTATGCAGCACCCCGGCAGCATCGTTCGTGTAGGTAACAACGGCAGATTTGCGGTTCCAGTTAGAGGCTTTCTCAATGATTGTGCGGGTCTTGCCCGTCCCTGGAGGCCCGTCTACTGCGATGATTCGAGTAGGAGCATTGGCCATCAAGTGATGTTTACCCAGATGAATGCGATTACAAACCACAGAATGAGGCTAATAATCCCTCCCCCAAGGCAACCCAGAATGGCTGGCCCGGTAGCGTAAGCGTCCGGGTCAACCATTCCAGGTGTAGGGCTCTGCCGATAAGAAGGGCGGCTAGCCATTACTGAGCCATCGCCGAAACGGTGATGTTCTCGGCAAGAAGAGCGGTACGAGCGCTTTCTAAACTATGCTCGGAAGACTTGGTAGCTAAAGCCCAAGCTGCCGCTTCTCTAACGAGATGCTTAGTTGAAACTAGAAAGTTTTCTGCCGCTGGGTGAAGTGAATTACCACCACCATGCGGCTTGCGTAGAAGCTGTGACATTCTCACTTCAAAAATGTCGCGATCAATCTCCACGCCAACGGATACCTTGAGCGGTATCTGAATCTGCAAAGTAGCGGGCATCGCTTAGCTCCGATGCTTAGCCAGGAAGTCAGCGAGAGCTTCTTCCATGCAGTCTCGGACAGTCCAGGGAAAGGTGCGGTTATCCCTGCGGTTGTCGCGAAATGCCTGGAAGGCTGCAAACAGGTCAGGTTCCACGGGAACCATCATTCCTCGCGTGGCTCCACCGTGGCCATTTGTGGTGGTTGCCTTCTTGGTTTTCTTGCGGGCGGTCTTCTTGGCTTTCTTGCGGGCGGTCTTCTTCGTAACCATGGTTTCCTCTTGAGATTAGTCGGTTTCTTTTCGAGTCACAAAATGCTCATACTGCGCCCCAATGTACTCTTGAGTTTCGGGTTGCAGCTGAGACAACGGGCACACCCAAACCTTCTGGCCTGAGCGCATACCCACTAAAGTCTTCTGGAGTAGGTGTTTAGACACCAAACGCTTCGCCTTCGGGATGTCCCCAAGTTGGGTAAGCATTGTCTCCTGAAGAAGTGGCGGGATAACAAGAGCCGGAGGCTGCTCCTCAGCCAACGGCCAAACGATGAACGCAGTAGATGTACCAAGTGGTCGCTTCTCTGTCCAGGCTTCAATGAAAAGCAAGTCTCCGGCAGAGATCCTTGACCACTCTTCTAGCAACTCCCAAAAGCGTTCTACGGGAGGAATGCCTAGCTGGTCTACCGCTTTCTCGGTGCTAAGCATGTATTCAAGTACCTTCGACCATCCTGGCTGTATAAACAGCGGGGANCGNGCTACCGTGTCTAGGCTGGCGCTCGATAATCGGGTGAGAGTAGGCAGGATATCCCGAAGGTCGCTCAGATGGGTTACTCGCTTGGCTTCGTGGCGGCGTTTAGCCGACCCGCCGAACCCAACCATCCATTCCTTTGTCTTGCCTACGCTGTCCCGTATCTCAACCAGCCAGGGTACCCCAGAGAAGATGCCCTCGCACTCTGATCGGATATCAGTAACGCTAGGGTGCTTCTCCCTAGCTTGATACTTCTCGGCATTCTTGCTGCCGGTTGACCAGCCTGAACTAAGGGCAATCCGAAACTCGTTCTCGGCGAAGTCAGCCCCTAGTTTGGGGTGAAGTTGCTGCCAAACTAAGCCCAAGAGATCGGGTGCTAGCTGTTTGCCGGGGTGTAAACGCCCCATAATCTGCCCGACTCGAGCAACAAAGTTGTTTCGGTCTCCCGGCGAGATGTCTGGCAACTGCTCAAGCATCCCGACAAAGTGCATTACTTCGGTAGGCTGATTGCCCTCCTCTGTTTTGCCCTGGTCTTTGCGGGCCACTAGCCGGGCCATAAGAGGGACAGGGGGCTGCGGAAGCGTGGTTGGGTCAAGCCTACCCTGCAAGATGCGATACTTTGCAGGCTTGCCGTTCTTGTTCACGACAAGTGAGCCGGGGAGCATAATCAACCGGCGCGATTTAGACGACACGCGAACCTCCCCCGTAACCCCCTCCCCAAAGTCAAAGGTAGCTGGCAGGTGGTCGGCACCGACACTCTCGGGAAGTTTAAACCAGAGGTGGAAGCCGCCGCTCGGCGAGCCGACTATCAGAAGTGTCGAATCAGGCGCTTCACCAGGGCAGATACGCGCCCACAGATCCTCGAAAGCCATCCCGTAGGTGTCGAGGTCGAGTATGAGTAACCCGACCTGATCTGTCGGTTGGGGGCAAAGGGCTGCTCCTGTTCCGGCTTCATGCAGAAGATGGGCGTGCAGTAGTTCCTGGTCGTTGTCTTCAATGAAGGCATCCCACTTTTTGTTGTTGAAGGTTGTCGGGTACTTCTGGCGATTGCGGGTTGGGAAGACCCAATACCCGGATTCGCTCAGGCTAATCCACTCTGACATTCGGCAAATCTCCTGCGTTGATTTCGCCAGCAATTACTCGCCAGCAGCGTGCCATAGCTAGGCCCCAGCCATCACCATGATCGTAGGCACCCGTCTCCCAGGCTACTGCATGTGCCCACTCATGGGCCAGAACTAGGTAGACAGCATCCGGCGATCCTTCGACGACGGCTTTGTTTAGACGGATCAAGTAATGTTCCTTGCGCTGGGTGCAATCTCCCAGCCGATCATCTGGCACGGCATTGGTAATGCGCACCCTAACAGCCCGGCCATCGTTCGGAGATGCAAACACCCGAAGCAACCGGACAGTCTTAAAGAGCTTTCTTCGGCGGTCTTCTCGCTCCCCTTTTCTGGCCATGAGTATCCCTCCCTAGGTGCCTGCGGAGTGCTACCCGAACAAGGTGGCTAACGGTGCAGTTCTCCTCAAAAGCAGCTTCCTCTACTTCCTCCATTTCAGACACGGACAGCCGGAATTCTACCCTGCAATCCCTGGGCTCTCGCCCTCTCAGATTGTTAGACATCGGGCGCTCTCCCTATTAGGAACCTTTCGACCTATTCAATCGCCGTAACGCCGCGCCGCACAAGGACTTACGACGGATCGACCGTTTTCGGCGTCCCGTCGCGTCGGCGGGCACCCATGTCTCGCCGTCGATCAGGCGAGCGGAAACACGATCCGGCTCAAAACGGCCATAAGTCCCGCCGCCGCCGCCGCTTGCGTCGAATCCGATAGGTCGAATGGTTCCTATATAGGGCATCACTTCTCTCCCGCCTTCGGCTCCCAAAGCTCGGCGCGGTAGAGCGCGTCGATCAGGGGCCGGATCGCCGCCCGCTGAAGGCAGAGCTCCACCTCCAGGTTGCCGGTCAGCTTAACCTCAATCATGACGCCGCCCTCCATCCAGGTACTGCGGCTAATCTCGAAGCGGATATCTGTGCCGCCGTAGAGGCCCGGCAGGCTTAGGTCCGTCACGCTGCGTTCGTCGCTTTCACTATGTTCAATCTTCATCACTCAAAGCACTCCGGCTAAAATTAGCGCACTACGGATCGAGTTGCGTTTACACGCCCCGCACCAGCCGCGCTGTTGGTCTGGTTCGACTCGCTCTATGTTGCCGCAGCCCCAGCATATCCCGGGCACTATGTCGGCTACACCGTACTCATCAAGAAACTCGCCTAGATCCTCGCCGTAACCTTCGTCGGAAAGAAGGTCAAGCAGCCCGAACGCGGCTTCAGGTAGCGGCTCACTCATGGCNGGGAGCCGNCANGGCAGGAATANGTATCCCGCCTTCGGTGCCGTGGCCCTCATCCGGCGTAGCTTGGAAAGATACCGGAGCGTCAGGCCCAAACATCCTGTCGTAGAACACCCGCTCGGGGCTGCCCGGCTCAGAGTTGTCTTTCCCCCAAGCCAGCCGCACCCTGAGTGCGCTTTTGGCGTGGACATCGCGGCACAGCGCCTCCATGATTGGCTCGCTAACTTCGCGCCAGCCGGGGTCGCCATCCACCTCGCCCATAGCTTTCTGGTAGAGCGTGGAGGAATCATAGTCGCCCACGATGCTAACCTTGTCGCCTGCCCACGATCCCACAATCGGGTAGTCGTTTAGAGCGCCTGCCGGGGCAGAGTAGCCATTCCAATCGCCGCCTCCACCCTGGTTGCTTTGCCGTAGCAGGAGCGCAAGCCCCATCAGAAAGCCGCTTGCACTCATGGAAAACTCCATGAACTTGAGGCCATCACCGAAGCGGTGGGGGTGAATCCACTCCTTCTTGTCCTCATTGACTGCGATAAAATACTGTCCCATCAGATCGGTTTCCTTCTCAAAGGTTAGCGGTAGTTTTGCTCATGTCGCCACTCATCGTATTCCTCGGCGGTGCGACANTGGCCGCCGTACACAGATCGGTCTAAACACGCCCGGCAAAGCGCCGAGTGATATCCTTTTGGTAGCTCGGTCCCGCAGCAAGTGCAGGCATAGATTTCTGAGCCATCCTCTGCAATTCTGGGACACCCGCCACCATCCCCTAGCGGGGGAGGCCCGTGTCCGCAGCAAGGGTAATCTTCACAGCGATTCATTTTGCTCGTCTTTCCATTTCTCGTACTTCAAGTTGTCGGCTCGTTCCTTCTCTTCCTGACCTTCGTACCCCATCACCTCGGCAAGATCATCCTCGGCGGCGGTAGGCTCAATCAGGATGCAGGGCTCGTCACCCTCCACATAACACACGCATTGAACCCGCAGCGTTGGGTAGAGCGCGGCCATCTTGCGCAGCCAAGTTTCCGGGGGACCCCATGCGGTTGTGAACCGGACGGTAATATCCCCAATGCCAGAGCCGCTAAGAGCGGAGCCGCTAAGGGCATCAACCATTTCGTAGTCATAGGCATTCCACTTGGTTCCCCAATTGGCGCATGCCCAGTCGTACCAGTTGTCCCAGCCGTACAGAGCAATCAGCCGATCATCCTTTTCCTTGACCGGGCTCCGGGTTTCCCGCAGTTCGTTAGGCATGGGAACACTACCCTCGAAGGTAAGGCCTAGCTGACCTATCAATCCCCCATCCTCGCCCCTGCCGGGCCGGATATGGGATTCCATCCAGGCCCTGATATCCTCTGCCGGGCCTTCAAGCGTTAGCGTGTTTGTACAGTGGTTGGGCATTATTGAGTTTCGTGCATGGGGTTTCCACAACCACAGGTGGGCGGGCCTACACTATCCAGCCACACTCGGGTTATGCGGACGATGCAGCCACAATGGCCGCATTCAGCTTTCAGCATTCTTGATCCAACCTTCTTCTTGGCCGATATCAGGCCGGGGTGCGGATACTTCCCAAGCTGTTTAGACACATTCTCTAGATGCTTCGAGAGGTCTTCCCCCAGAGGCGTACTCCGCATCGGCGGCTCGAAGCCAAGCTCTAAACACACTTTGCGGAACTCCCTTCGGTGGCCGCAGGCAGTACCCACGCTGGCATGTACCAGTTCGTGTAGGAGTGTGCCCAGGACAACCAGCGGATCTGTTTGGTCTGGCGCGAGGAAGATGTGTGCCCGCTGCTTGTCGCCGCTAGTCACTTTGTCCCAGCATTGGCCGATTGCGTGCCCTCTCCCTCGGTGCCCCTTGGGCCAGCCGACTGATACCAGCGGCATCTCAAACTTAGCCGCCTCGGCGCAATCTTCGACCCAGGGCTTCAGGCGATTGCACGCGGCCTCTAACCATTCTTCGCGGTTCATCATCACTCCTCAATCAAAGGTAAACGGGGGAGGGCTGCGGGGGAATCCGCTAGTCGCGTTTTTGATATCCCGCAAGGAGATCCCCTCCCCCTCCTTTCCGGCCATAGGAGGAAGCCGGAAAGGTGTACGCGCAGAGCCCCCTGTCTTCCATGATCCCGACTGCCGAGGTTGAACGCTCGTACCGTGGTCGGTAGAAGATGAAGGGCTCTGCTACACACTATGAAATGAGCCGTGAGCAGGGACTGGAGAGGTGCATTGCATGGATCGAGCGTACCGTCCCGGGGCCGGTAGCTGAGACAACATGAAGAGGCTCTTGCACAGTTTGCTAGACACCGCTCCCAAAGCTGGATCAGCAGCTTCGTACATAGGTGCTGGTACCTATACGAGTACCTGTCGGCTTGCGTTTTTGCTGTTATCCCGTTCTATGGGCGGCACACAGCAGGATGAAGCTATCCCTTTCCCCCCGCCACCGAAGCAGCGGGGACGCTCTGAGCTTAGAAGGCTGTTTAGACTCGCTCAGACGAGTTTTCGGGTTTGGGGCAGCCGGGATATCCCTGAGAACAATCAGAGGTATCTCGATCAGATCGGTTGGGGAGTAGCCCCAGGCTACGAACGCCTTGCCCAATAGGGACAAAGCCCCGCAAATCGCGGCTCAACTCAATCCCTAGTGTTTTCAGAAGCCGCCGGGTCAAGGTATCTTTGCCTTGCCATTCATCAAGCGACTTGCCCGCCGCCTTCCGGGCAGCGGTATCGTCCGCTTGGTCGGCAGCCCTACTGAGCTTGTCCCGATCATGTTGCCGTTGCCGTCTCTGAGCGTTTAGATGCGCTTCGTTGGTCCGGTGACGGCGTGAGAACCATCCTTCAAGTTTCATTTTTCCTCCTTTCCTCGTTGCTAACTATGGATGTGGCCATCTGCCTCGATGCCTAGCGTCATGCCTCTCCAGCGAACCATGTAACACCCCATCAGGCTGTCCCATCGAACTGTCTCTAGCTCGGCCTTGGTTGTTGTTGGGTGCCTTTCAAGCAAGGCACGCCTGGCCCAGAACAGGTTGGGATGGGTAATGTCATCCCCGTGTTCTTGTGGCCAATAGGGCCTATCACGCTGCTCCGCTTTTATAGCTAACTCGCTAGTCACCGTGTAGGACGCGAGAACATGCTCCTCCTCGTTTAGATGTTTGAGCGGTTCGCCTGCCTCTAGCTCGCCAATGATTGCCTCATTGAGAACTAAAACTCGGCACCCTTCAATGGCCGAGTAAGTTTCGCCGTCGTTGAGAACCATGATTGTAGTTATCATTGGCTGGGTACCCGATGCCAACGGTAGGCTCTGCCCGCCGCTGCCTCGATTACTGCCCGGCGAGCCGCCGCCCTTGACGGGTATTGCCCATCAATCAAAAACTCGCCATCCTTCTCCGTCACCGCTTCGTAGTGGCCGGNAGATGCGGGGGTAGGCAGCTTGCGCTTCGGTTGGTGTCTTTTCATTGGTTGCTCCAGGTTGGAGATTTGCGGTTGGGGTCGAGGACTGAATCCGAAATCGCGTCGATCCGTGACGCAGATCCAAAAATCTTTGGATACTTGCCCTCAAAACAAGTCCGGACGCTCCTGGCGTATAGACAGGAAGGAAGCATCTCCCAAGATCAGGTGGTCTAAACAAGGGATGCCGAGCAACTGGCCGCTTTCAACGAGGCGGGTAGTTACTTCCCTGTCTTCGCTCGATGGCGTCGGGTCGCCGCTTGGGTGGTTATGGGCAACAATGATGGCGGCAGCGCCTTGCCGTATGGCTGGCCCAAATATCTCTCGGGGATGGACAAGCGAGCTAGTCATTGTCCCCACGCTAGCTTCCACCAAGCCGAACAACTCATGTTGGCCGTTGAGTAGCAGCACGATAAATACCTCGGTGGAATATTGGGGGTAGCCAAGCGCGTTTAGCAACTTGAAAACCTCGCCTGCCCGCTTGAGGCTAGTGCCGTGCCAGAGGTGGACGACCTTGTTCTCGCAGACTACTTCCTGTAGGCAGGAGACGACTTTGCGAACACTCATATTAGCACCGACTCCCAGCCTGTTACGGGGTCGAAGAAACGCCCGCAGATAGGGCACCCTTCAAGGTTGTCAATGGTTTCCTGATCTGCCGCCAGTATACCCCAGCCGCAACCGCAGAGGATTGTAGTTGGTGTCGCGTCTCGCTCCTGCCGATGCCGCTCCCAGCAGGTAGCGCACATGCCATCGGTCATCTCAAACTCTGGGACGCGGTACTCGCACTCGATGCAGCGTATAAACATTCTCAGTCCTCCTTGGTCCTGGGGTCAAAGCTGATCCAGGTTTCCGGCTCACGCTTGGCATCCTGGGGCGTTACCCGCTCAGCCCTTGCGTCACAGCCAAAGCTAAAGGGAGGAAACGGGATAGCCCGAACGATGTAGTAAACGCCACCCTCAAGCGGGGAATCGAGCTTCTCGATAGCGTAGTCAAGGTCAGACTCGCGGGCACGGTGGAAGGCTTCACGCCTGGCGTCTTCGTAGTTTTTGTAGGCTTTGCTCATGGTATTTGGTTTCCGGGTAAACGAAACTGTGGAAGCTATGATCGGTGGCGGTTGGGAGCTTTCCGACCGTGCGTGTCGGCAATGACCCATCGCGGAAAACTCTAGTGGTTCAAGTGGCTCCGCCAAGCCTCCCACCTTGCAACGGCTCCCTTCACGATTTGCCCGCATTAGGGATTCCGATTACAGCCTGTTTTGGTCTCTAACCTCGGAGGACTGCTCTCCTGTTCCTCACAGGTTTCCCGCCTAGTGCGCGGGTGTGNGTGGGGTGGAAAAAGAGAAAACCCCTCGATAGGGGCTCTCTCTTTCTTGTCTGGTAGCCTGCGGAGGCTAGCTAGTCGCCTTCTTAGGTGCCTTGGTCGCCAGAGACTTCTTATTAGCCTCGATGAATGCCCTGATCTGATCTGCGTAGTCGAGCACGCGCAGCCACTGGACCCAGTAAAGGGTCACGGGGAAGCGTGTATTCACGCCATACAGACTAAGGGCTCCCTTTTCNCTCACCTTCATCCGCAGAGCGGATTGGGTGGCTACCTGGGACTGCAGTTCGCCCACCTGGGCTTGCAGTTTGGCGATCAAGGCTGCGGTATCCACATTGGGATCCGATGCCATGATTCTTAGCCTTGCAGGTTTCACGCTATAAGGTAGCGTCCGATTCTGCCTGCNCGGAAATGTTATTGNTNNGAGCGGTTCACTCTCCCGCTCCGGGTACTGAATCCGAAACGGGCCCGTTCCGTGACAAAAAGTCTCGGAAACCTTTTCGGAATCTCTGTCACGGATCCTCCCCGTTTCGGATTCAGGGACGGCTGTTCTCGGCGCAGGGCGAGCGGGATCGGAAGATCCTTGCAGTCCTGGGCGGGAGCATGCTACCGTTCCGGTATTGAATCGCTTTCCATATTGGAGGGCGCGGAGAATCCCAAGCAACGGAGAATAGAATGGCAACGCTAATTACGAGAACGGAATGGCGCGAAATGCTCGGTTTCTGTCAGGCAATGGCGCGTCGCTACGCGGCAGGGATCCGATCCCTGGGCGAAGGCAAGACAGAACGCACAGCACCGTGCGCGGATTGGATCCGCTCCGGTGTTGAGCGATGTGGCAGACCCCATGCTAGCGGGCCCATTGATAAGACTGGGCGCAAGCGAGTGTGGTCTGCCGATGGGTCGGTAGTTCAAGATGCGGTTCAGGCGGCAATGTTGACTACATACCGACAACACCTGAATGAGCCGGAGACAACGCTAGACGAGCTTCGGAAAGCTTCGGCTCGCCGGGCTCAGTGGCACCTTCGCACCTGGGACGAGAAACCCAATCGCTTCATTCCCGGCAAGATGCAACGCTACGCGGTCGG